TCTTACCTCTTGAAATACCAGCAGGAGCCAAATTCGTAGTAGTATTTCTATTGTCAGATTCAGCAATATTTCTTACAATATCTCTTGTCGGAGGCAACCAAATATATTCACCATCGTCTTCATACTTACACCAAGGATAATAAGTAGCAGCATAACTTGAATGAAGCTCTGTATCGGTAAGGTCAGATACAACATCATCTGCGTCAGAAATTTCATCTGCAAAATCACCAGCACCGCTTTCCTTATCAGGCGTAGTTACAATGGCAAAAGTATCAGCTCTATCTTCAAGAATATCAAATACCTCATTCATGAGTGAAGTATTGTTGATTGTATCAATACCTGGCAAAGCAAGCAAGTTAATATCAACCTCTTCAGGATTCTTCAATAATGAAATAGCAGCTAAAGTACTATAATAATCAGAAGTCAAAGCACCACCTTCAATATTGTATGTAGATGCATCATTTGAAGTTGAGAATGTATCAAATGCGTAACCTATACCATTAGACTTATCTACATAACCTTTATAATTAGCATAAGAATATTCATCCGTATTAGTTCTCTTATCACGATAAACATCCCAACCATCGAAGCCCTGTGCAAATGTCATAGTGAACTTACGAAGCTTAACATCTTCAAAGATACTACCTGACATATCATCCTCACTTGCAATAATAGGAGTATTGGTTAAGTTGCTCGTTCTTGCATTAACACTTATAGTATCGAAAATAAATCCAGATACACCATCAACAGTAATGGTAGGAACTTCATCACCACTATAAATGGTCTCATCCAATCTACAATCCAAGTGGAATCCATGTGACAAAAATTCCGGGTCTTCAAGAGTTGCCATATTTCCCTTGAACGAGAAATAATCATAATCATACCCAACTCTATCAGAAATACCAAAGTATTGCTTCTTCTTATTTACACTCTCATTATAAGTCGTATTATACTTAATGGGAGCCATAAATACATTACTATGTGCATCACCTGCAATAGTAGCACCATTGTAAACAGGAATAGGATAACCTAAGAAACCAGCAGGAACAGAATTCTTAGCCGCACTACCTTCAGCAACCTCAACAGTAATATACTTAGACTTAGATTCATATAAACCATCCAATGTACCAATTACATAACCAATGAACTTAGTGCCCTTCTCCATTGTACACTTAGAGAAAGATTCCAATACAACAGGAGATGAATCAGTATCATCATAAGAGCGTACTACAACATCAAACTGGCCAGTATCAGGGCGAATATTCTCAATAGAAACCTTAACCTCTTCAATTGAAGATGCACCATCAGAAATGGTATGGAATCTAAACATCTTATTCAACTTTATATGACTTGCGTCACCCTTAGCGTTGGAAACAACCCAAGGAGTTGATGAATATCTATATGCTGACTTATAATTACTCAAATCACAAGTCACAGGAACAACTTCATCATTGTACTTTGTGGTACCATTTTCATCATTGCTTAACAAGATAACACTTGCGCCAGATACAATAGCATCACTCTTACTTGCATCATGCAAGCAATAAGTAGTTGAAGCTGAAACAGTCCATGTACCATCAAGATTCTTCTTAATCTCTTCTGAAGTACTATAGTTTTCAAGAACATAATACTCTGAATTTCTTACATAGACATTACCAGACTTTCCTGTAAAATTAAATGTACCATTGCTACCAGTCTTTGAGGAATCTAACTCATCAGCAGGGATTCCACTATTCTTATAATACAAACCATCTTCATAATTATAAACAATAGAAGACTTCTTTGATAATCTATTTGCCTCTACAGAGGTAATAACCCTATCTCTAAAGCTTCTAAGTTCACTCTCAGTCAATCCTGTAGCATTGTTTAAATCTACCTCATCATAAGCCTTATAAACATACTTAGAAGAACCAGTTGAATCAGTAACCTTTGCTACAGTATAAATGTAACCATCCTTACAAGTCTTAGTAATAAACTTAGAATCACTATCCTTCTTAACTGTATTCGTCTTATAATCGAAAACATAGTATTCAATGCTTTCAGGACTACCATCAGTCAAATTTGAAGCGTAAAGATATCTCTTACCAATATCCTTCTTCTTCAACTCAACCTGATTCTTTGTAAGAATACCAGTTACAGCGTCCAAGCCACAATAATCAGCAACGTAACCAACGTTATAAGCTGTAAGCTTATCTGAAATTCTATCAAAACCTTCATTAAGAACAAGGTCTTCCCATGCTACATCATAGAGAGATTCAACATAAAGAGGCATATCACCATCATCATTTGATGTACCAAGAACCTTCAAGATATAATCCTTATCAGCCTTATTCAAAGATACAGGAATACTCTCGACATTATCAGCACCAGCAACAGGAACATCACCATCATCTGATGTACCAATAATGCAGTTAATGGTAAATCTACCAAGGTCTCCATAAGATGCACTAAAACCATTGGTTTCGCCCTTTGAGAGAGAATATGATGTACACTGTGTACCGTCTGAATTGATTGAATAATATTCAGAAATAGAAACAGCGCTCATATTATAAGACTTAGGAGCAGAGCAATCAATAACAGTCTTCAATTCACCAACATTGAAAGTCATTGAATCATAAGCTGATTGACAGCTGCATTCACCATCCGTAGTGCTTGCATATTCAGCACGATAACCATAGCTACCTCTTGCACGAAGAACAGCAATAACGTATTTCTTAGCTCCAGTTGAATCTGTACCAGTGATTAACCATGCAGGGCCAGCGTTATATCCACTGAAACCCAATGTTCTAACCACACAAAGTTGAGTTGACTCTTTCAAATACTCCTGCGCAATATAGGGCAATTCATACTGAGGATAGTTAGAACCCTTGAACTTCTTTGTACTAGTTCCACCGAAAGTGCTTCTATATTCAGAAGGACTTGATACCCAAGTAGCCTGAAAAGCCGCGCCTTTAAGCGTTTCACCAATAAGGGCCAACTTAGTTACACCCAAACTTGATGAAGCAGTTTTCATATCCACTGTTTCCGAAGTATAAATACCAGGAGACACATGTACGCGATTAATTTCTGCCATTGTTATAAATTATTATATAAATTATTTAAATCTTAAATTCAATAAGGCTATATTTATAAGCCTTTAAATATAAATATCAAATAAACTTCAAAAATACAAAAATGATACCATAATTCATTAAAAATTATGATATCATCCTCTCATGGTTTAGTATATATCAATCAGTAATTATATGTTCTTTTCATCTATTTGATTATCATCTGTTTCAGTATCAATAATGGTCGTTGTATCAAAGCAAATAAGCCTAACAAAAGCCTTTTCTTTCTCATTCTTTGGCTCACATTCAATCTTTATAGTATCACCTTCATAGAATATAATATCTGAGCCATTTAATTCAACATTATCTCCATTTATATAAATATCATAACGCTTCACATTTGTAATATCAATAGATTCCAATTGAATAATTGAATCCATTTCAAATTCTACATAATGCTTGCATCCCTTGAATGAAGCATTGATAATAACCTTCTTATTTACATATATTTCATCCTCAGTTCCTTGCCAACATGATTGAACGCCTAACACATCGTCAATATCAACATCTGAATAATCTCCATCATTATAAATTGAATCATAATCAACTTCTTGTTGTTCAATTTTTAATTTTGCGTCTCCTGAGCAAGTATTTCCTATTGTTTCAACTTGTAATTTGTTCTCTGACTCAGATAATTGGCCTATATTGTACTTTTCTTTCTTTTGATGCCTTCTATCAGAGTTTTTAGTTCCTACATAGAGTATATTTCTATGTCTTGAACGCATTTTTGTTACTTGATAGTCTTCATCTCTAATAATAAAGGCCAATACCTTAAATTGAAAGGTTTGACTATAATATTTTCTATCATCAATCAATGTTTCACTCTCATCACTCACTGAATTAAGCATCATAGGCATAGCAAAACCATTAGGAAATACATAATGTTGCAATGCGCTAAATGCTTTCTGTACCATTTCATTCATTCTATTGATACAATTGATAGAAACAGTATAAATGGTGAAAGAATATATCAAATTAACGCAATAAGGTTGCCTCATTGAGTATATTTCCATCACTTCATCACCATTTTCCTCCAATACAGGAACTTGAAATACTGGATAGAATCTATCACCAGGAATATTGTAACTATTTCCATATAATTCTCCCTTTTGAGGATTCATCTCTCTTGTTAACGTCTTAAAATTGATTTCAAGATTACCTTTTTCATCAATCTTTTTCCATTCCTGCTTATATTCAGCTATTCTTTGATTTGAAAACAGCTTAAATGTTGGAAATCTGAACTCATTATAGGTTATTTCAAGCTCTTTATCAACAAAATCATAAACAGCCTTATCAATATCCTCATATTGAACTGTTTTTGGAAAATGAGGCTGTTTTACACAAGTGATTTTTGTGTAATTTGCTCTTCTAACACCACCATCTGACTTATTTCTGAAATAAAATGGCTTATTTATATGTTTTGGTGACTGCATTTCTCTTATTTTTGATATTAACCATTAAATACACTCTTTTCAACAGGTGATGCCACACAATTTCTAACAACTGCAACCGTTCCAAAGAGCATATTTGCATTATTATAATTGTTTCTACCGTCATTCTCTACCATAAAATAGGTCATTTCTCTCTCATTAACCTGTACACCTACATAGTCACCTATTTTAATGTCAACATCATTATCAATAAGCGTAGATATATACACGGAAAACTTCAATTTACCCATTTTTTGATAAGTTCCAAGGTTTTTCGTCTTATCATAAGCTTTCAATTCTGGCTCTTCAATCTCATACATACACGGTAATTCAACAGGAGGCATATAAACAATACTATCAGCTCTTGTTTCACCATATAATTCATCTTGATTGGTCTTTGATAAATCAACTCTATAAAGAACTATGGTCTGTCCCAAGTCTCCTTCCACATATTCTTTTCCCATTTCCATATCAAAATTGAATTCTTCTCTGCCATAGAATAATCCATTCCTCTTAATTGGAACTCGTCTTTGTTGATTTGTCTTAAACTCTACGTTTGACATTGAATAGCTTATTTATCTTACCTTATAAATATCTATAAAACAAAAATCCAAATAAACTATTACCACATAGTCCATTTGGATTCAAAATAAAATTGATTATAATATATCAGTCAATTATATCAGGGCGATTCTTCTTCTCAACCTCATTGATACGATTAAACATATTGTAGAATTGCTTCTGTACACTTTCTCGCATCTGATTTTCTTTTTCAAATTCAGCTTCACCTTGGCGATATAAATCACCACAACCTACTAATTCTGCAACATCCTCTCCAGTAATCATAGGTTCTCCATTCTCATTAATCTTCTTGTATTTCATTTTCTTCTTCTTTTTTTAATATATAAATATTATGCTTGATTTTCTCTGCCATTTCATTTGCTAATGCTGCAACAGAATCAAATACTGTAAATGAATCCTTTGGAGTCATCATACCCCAACATTTAGCATAAGTGACAGCAGATTGAGTAACATCAATTCCAAAAAATTTTAAAGTAATCCAAGCGCAAATCTCAGCTTGCTGTTCAATAAAGCCCCTTCCCTTATCTGTACCTTTACAATACTTCTTCCAAACTTTTGTAATATAATCATCCTTTTGATTTTCCACAAAATGAAGATGCATCACTTGATGGGCATATTCATGACAAATGGTACTTGCAAGATTCTTAACATATCCAGTGTCTTTTAAAAGATTTATAGTTCCTAAGCTTGTTGCTTCACCTCTTGCACCTCCTAACTCAGCCGATGTCTTATAGTTAATCTTTAAATTGGCATCTTCTGCCATCTGAATAGCAGCCTTTATAAATAATTCAAGCTCCTTACTTGTCTCAGTTGATGTATCATACCAATTAGGCTTTTCAGGCTTATCAACATAAACAGCAGCTAAATCTTCTTTACCATCAATAGGAGAAGTAAATCTAATATCATAATAAGGCGATACATAACATTTGCTAACTCCATCCCTTAAAGCATAACCTCTTTGCAATACTCTAAGTTCTTCCTTTTGACCTGGCGTTAATTCTTTTACGTCTTTTACGCCTAAACTTTTCAGATAAGTCTCCTCTACCTCAACTTGTTGCTGTGGTGTTAATCCTTTACTATTTGGTGTATATAAGTAAATGGGATGAGACCTATCAGAAACCCATCTATTTAATTGATACCAATTGCTAACAGACTTTACAAGCTTTGCTGTTGGGTCTTGTAGATAAAGAAGTAATGCATTTTTAACAGAAAATTGATGGCCCTCAATTCTATTCAAATCAAGAACTTTAGTCATTTTCGTCTTAAATTCTTGTTCTGATACAGCTGTTGCAAGTTCTAACTTGAATTTTTTCAGTTTTACATTCAACTCCTGTATATATGCATCACCACCAAATATAGGATTGTTTTCTGGGTCAAATGTGGCAATCAATTCATCTAATATCTCTAAAACTTTGTCTTTTCTATCTCCTTTACCAACACCATTTCCAGTATCTTCTATATTAACAATAAAATCAAGGCAAGGCTTAATTTTTTCTTGATATAAAACATCTAACTTCTCCTTGTCTTTAGGTGCCCACCATCCATAAGCATAATACCAATTACCATTTACAAATCTTTTTAAACTTGTAACTCCATATTTTTGTAATTGATTAGTTTTATATAGATTATATAGTGTATAAGCATCTAAATCATCACCTCTCAAATATATAACATTTAATTTTGTTCCATCATTCTTTAAAATAGACCCAGGATATATATTGATTGTTTCTGATATCAATCTCTTTTTCTTCATTATTCACCTAAATATTATAATTATAAATATTCAAATTTCAACAATTATGATTTACTATAAGGTGTCATAAAACCATTATTCTCCAGCCTCTTTTCAAATTTAGGAAATAAGTGCAGATAAATATACATTGAAGTTAATCTTTCACCAATATAAGCCATAAAATGTTGTTGATAATCATATCTATCATCTTCTGTATATATATATGAATTTTCAATATATTTATCACTATTAAAATCTAACTTATACCTCTTATCTAACTCAAATAAAACTCTAAAAACGAACTCACACATCTTATTGAAATCACCACGATTCATTATAAAAGTATTATTTGTTAATAAAACTTTACACCTCTTCCAATACTTTACTTCAGCAGATGTTGGGCCAAACAATTTAATTAAAATATTACATATATCGTTACTTCTTCTTTTACCATGAAAATAAGAAAATTGTTCTTCTATTGATTCATCCATAACAAATGGAGCGTATGTTACTACTTCATTGTTTTTAGGTAATATAGAAGGATTAAACGGTCTCCTATATTGTTTGTGACAAATCATATCATTAGACTTATCATTCTTCCAAATCCAATACAATGTGGTTAATTCACAATAAAAAGTATTTAACCTATTGATTGAATCTCCTGATATGGATTCATCATTTGCCTTGAACAATATGGTATTGTTATCAGCTTTTAAATTATATTCTTCAATTTGTTTATCATCGAAATAACTAATATATGTAATCATTTTTAAATGAAATTAAAGTTCAAGAATTATATGCTTTACAGCCAATTTCCTCTCAACTTCCTCATAACTATCACCAAATCTCAAATACAAACGTCCTTCATCTGGATATTTGTCATAATCATCAATATTTTCCCATGCAATGCTTACAATACCATCCATAGCATCTTGCATTGAAAAACATCCTGAATCTTGAATTAAGTCAAAAAGCAATCTTGTCTTAACTCTAACTACTTTTTGAATGTAATTAGGGAAAGGCTCTAATCCATTGCTAATTCCAGCAGGTTTATATTCAAAACCATCCCCAAAGAACGTATCAATATCTATTGTAAAAATAAATTCATAAACATTATATCCACCAGTTTCTCTTCCTACATATCTAACAAAACCTAATGCTAAATCTTCATCTTTGAAGTCATTTTCTTCATCAAATTCGCCACTATTAGTTCCTGTATTATCAAAACTCAATGAATCATCATCATTATCAATCAATGTATATTGTTCATCCATAATTACTTCTCACTTTCTTTTTTAATTATAGCATCAGATATTGTTTTCTTCTTCAATACGGTCTCCCACATATGCTCATATTGAGTATCCTTGAATATCTGATAATAAATATGGCAATCTTTTTTTTGTGTTATTCTAAAGATTCTATCTTCCATCTGTTGATTATCTGCATAAACATAAGACATATTATTAAAAACCATATATCTTGCGTTTACGAGGTTTATTCCTACTCCAGCAGCAATTATATTACCTATGAATACTTTAATGCTACTATCGTTATAAAAAGAGGTAATAGCCGCATCCTTTTGCTTGGAATTCATCTTACCGTTATAGATAACACAAGAATCTCCGTAATATTCTTTCAAAGAATATAATTCCTCATCATAACAACAAGCAATAACTACCTTTTCTCCTTGAACTATTAACTTATCAACCAATTTCTCAGTATTTGTAACCATGATGTTTGAAATATACTTTCTATAGATTGCACCTTCCAATAAATCCTTATTCAAATCCTTATCTGGATTCTCTTCTTTTTTAGCTTGTTCATATTGATTCCATAAATCGTCATAGACGCCTTTTTCTTCGCTTGTAAGCTCATAAAATTCTTCATGAATATATTTCCTCACAATGCCAGTTAAATCCTCTTTAACACGCCTCAAATAGATTGTAGAGACACGTTCTTTTAGTTCATCAAGATTGGTAGCTTCTTGGGGTACTGTAATCATCTTACATTTCCTCTCAATACACTCTCTTAAATCATCTTTCTCCTTGCCAGTTAACTCATGCCAACTTGTCTTATTTCTTGCTCTTAAAAATACTTCTTGAATCTTATCTCTCTTATCTTTATCGCTTGGGTGAACAAACTTCTTAGCATTACAATATTTCTTCATATATCCATTCCAATCCTTTGTAATAGGATGATTCAAGAGTTGAAGTATATAAAATAGATTTTCAGGATTATTTGTAACAGGTGTTCCTGTAGCTAAATAAACACTATCAGGATTACCTCTCTTAATTAAATTGTGAATAACATTATATCTGATTGAATCTTTCTTTGAAAGCTTATGAGCTTCATCCACAATAATCAAAGACTTTTTATCCTTAATATATCTCAACATAGGATTATTCCTCAATACTTCTTCATCAATCTTTTTCTTTCTTGAACTAATACTATAAAATTCATCTACAATATCATAATTGACAATGACAAATTTATTATCAGACCATTTACCTTGAATCTTAGCTTTTTTAAGTAATTCCTCTCTACTTAGGTTTGAAGTGCCTATTTCATATCCTAACATAGTCTCTAATTCAGGCTTTGATTTCTGTAAATAAGATTCAACGATAGTAATATCCTTTTCAGGAACATAATAACTTAATTCATTCTTCCAATTAGTCTTGATACTTGCAGGGCAAATAATAATAACAGATTCAAATCCACCTTCTATAGCAGCTACAGTAAGTTGAAGCGTATTATGGGTTACAATATAGTTTTTACCTGTAAGATATGTATGGTCATCACAATCTACTAAAATACATTGAGCATCACTATTTCTTGAAAATTCAACATTTACAATATACTTCTTTAATTTACTTGAATCATGACACTCTTTATAAAGATTACTTTTCCATTGAATTGTAAATGGATTAAAAGGAATAATAATTGATACTACGTATTCATAGTTCTTATTTTCTACTATTGTAGCAATACCGCCTAAAGAATACACTAATTCCTTAATTGATAAAGATAATTTCCAATCCTTAGATGTGAATGTTACAACATTATTTTCTTTATCAACTTTTCCATTGATATCCATTAAACCATTTAATAGTTCAATTCTTTGCTTAATACTTGAATTCTTAAAATTAGATATATCAATCTTATTCTTTGAACTGTATTTGGTCTTTGAACTCATCAAGATATTATTAGCTATTGTAGCTCCTACACTATAACAATCTGACATAGTTCTCTTGATAGCATCATTAGTATTATATTCTACAGGTTGAGATACTGGTATTTGATATCTATAAGAAACTTCATCATCCAATTTTAATCCTGAAAGTAAAATATCTTTTAATGACATAGTTTTCCATTCAATTTTTTTATCATTTGAATCATGTACATACCATAAATGTTCCATACCACATTCACATGTAGTTTTATCACTAAAAGTTACTTTATAAATGGGTTTATTTTGATGATAATATGTTTCAAGTACTTTAGTTGGTTTACCATTCTTATTAAATACAATATCTCCTTGATGTATATCTCCCATTCTCTTAAATCCTTCAATAGTTGGAATAAGAGAATCTACAGGCTCCATTTTACCAAAACCTTGTTCATCTGCTAATATACATTTTTTTCTTGAAAGTAAAAATTTAATACCTTCTTTTTGAGATTCATTGATAGTTCTATTTATATCTTTTTCATGAGCTATTTTATCATATTTATCAAAATCTATTTGAAGGTCATGATAATCATTACTCAAAAAGTCTGTAAGAATTGAATCAATAGAACAAATTGTCAATATACCTTTTTCTTGAGATTTTCTATATCTAAGATAAAATACATAATTATCTTTAGTTTTACCCATATAATACCCTATCTCAACTACCTTTGGAACAAAGTCTAAATTATACTCTCTTTTTTTCATTTCTCCAAATGCTTGAGATACCTTTACTATTTTACCAATATATGTTGGATTAAAATCTTTATTTTCAATAATGAAATTAGCTTGAAATTCATTTAATTTGATATTTTTATAAGCTAATACACCATTCTTAATTTGAATGATGTAACCATTATTACCAGAATAATTTTTTAAAATTTGATATGCCTCTTCAATTACACTTAACTTATTTCCCATAAAAAATTTAATGATGAACTACTTATCTTTGATTATTAAAATAATAAAATAAATTATATAATTAATATATTAAAATTATATATTAATTATTATATACTATTTTATTTAATTTATTATATATCAATATATTATATTAAGTTGATATATTATATTATTTATATATTACATACGTAGTATGTTTATATATTTATAATATTTATATATTTACTTAATTTATATAATGTACTATATTATTTTATTTTATTATTTAATATATTTTATTTAGTATATTATATAATATATTATTTATATATTACATACGTAGTATGTTTATATATTTATAATATTTATATTAAGATTATGTTTATAAGATAATATACGTAGTATATTATCATAAACATAATAAATATTATATTATATATATTATATTATTTATTTAATTTATTATATATTATATTATTATTTATATATATAATATACTAATTTACTATCAATATTTCAAGTATTTTATAGTTAAATAATATTAAATATTTTTTTAGATAAAAATCATAGATAAGTAGTTGGCCTTTTCAAATTTTCTTAGTATATTTGCACCAGAATTAAGAGATAAAGAAACAATATTTGATATGGAAACAAATAATTCAATGAACAAATCTATTGATAATCAATTCAATATGTACATGATGATAGGTTTGCCTGGTTCAGGAAAGGATACATTCATCTCAACTTATCTGAAAGATATTGAAGTAATTTGTAGAGATTCAATCAGAGAAGAACTTACAGATGGTCAAATCTTAGGTAGAAAACTTTATTTAGACAAAGAAGGTGAAGATAAGGTTACTGAAACAGTCTATCAACGTATCAATGATTGTTGTAAGCAAAGAAAGAGTTTTGTAATCAATCAAACCAACATCAATAAAGAAAAAAGGTTGGAGATAAGAGATTATGCTATCAATGTAAATATTGATTCAAGGCCAAAGGTAATTTATATTGAAATAAAGACTGATTCATTTGAAACTTGTATTGAAAGACGTAATAAAGGAATTTGGGTTGATATCATCAATAAGATGAATGATAATTATCAAAGACCAACAGAAGAGGAATATGATGAATACATTCTCAATTATCAAAAATAAAAAAAAACTATCAACAGAAAAACAGTCCATTGATAGTTTGGAAAATATATTGAAATTAAATGAGATTATTTCTTAGAAGGTTCTCTTGAAAACTCTTTGAATTGCTTCACTAATGATATCATTCAATTCACCATTAGTCAATGTATATTCAACAATATTTGAAGGCTGTTTCTTTCTTGATTCATTGATTTTATTCTTAAAATTTCTTTTGAAATCTTCTTTCAATGATAAATCTAACAAATAAGATTGTTTATTCAATCTACCAATAAATTCTTCAAGAACACTCTTTAAACCTGCAAATTCAGAACCATCTACCTTATTATAAAAGGAAATAGTTTCTTTCAATATATCTTGAATAAACGATTTAGACGATTTCAATGAATAAGGTATTCCTTTAATGGTATTCTTTCCAAATTGACCATTGATACCTTGAAATATTTCAGCAACTTCATCTTGATATTCAGAAAGCATAGAAGTTACTTCATCAATGACTTGATGTTCATTCAAATTTTTAGCTGAAAAATGAAAGTTCTTTGATGCTGTTTTAAAACCTTCAAGCTTATTTAAATAAGAAACAAGTTCTACCTTTTTCATATGCTTTATCAATTTAATGAGATTAAAGTTCTGTACTAATAATTTGCTTGAGTTTCTTAACCTCTCTATTCTTTAATTTATAAGTAGAGCCTGAATCAGATTTATCACCTCTCAACTTCTTTGATAATTGAGATTGAGCACCTTCAGGGGTATGGTCAGGATAAAGTTTTTCGGCAACCTTTTTTACATTGACAAATCCATTGGTAAGAATGTCTTCAATGTTATTTTGTTCCTCATCATCTACATTATAATTGTACATTTTATCATCTTCAATATCAAAGTCTTTTCTAAGACCACTTTTTGCCTTTAATGCGTTCTTTCTAATACGTCTTGCTTTTTTCTCTTTTCTTGTCTCTTTTGGATGCGCTCTTTCGTAATCCTTTTCCTCTCTATCTTCTTTTTCCTTTTCTTCCTTTTGTTCTATTTCATCTTCAACACTATGTTTATGATGCTTCTTTTCCGTGATGATATTTCTACGGAGATAGTTCTCAATAGATTCATCTATGATTTGATTGAAAGTCTTTCTCATTATAAATTCAATGTTAATATAATATAAATACTTTAATGGTTCAAATTTTTAATAAGAAAATGTTGTTTTTCTCATTTTATAATAGTATATTTGCAGCGTTATTTAAAGTTTAACATTAAAGCTAAAATATTATGGCAAAGTTATTCAAAACATCTGATGACATTCATGATTTAATTACTAAGGAGTGGGAACGTACTGGCAATGCTGCTATTGGTATTGGATTGAAAATTATCTCAACTCCAAAGGCACGTCAAATTCTCAAATTGTCAAAGGCTAATGCCACAACAGAATATCTCCTTCGTGAGAGTGATTTGCTTACATTGGTTGTATATGAGGCTGCATGGGATAGACTCTCAGAACTCAATAAGATTCTTCTTCTTCGTGGAACATTCTCTGTAGTTTCTTTCGATAACGATAAGGATAAACTTGTAGTTGATACAACTCCTTATGCAGACCTTTTTAATATGCGTCATACCAAAGATGAGAATGGTAAAGAATATCTTGATGCTTACGATAACACTCTTGAAATCGCTGCCAATGTAATTAGCCAGATTGAAGAAGAGGAACGTAAGGAGAAAGAAGAAGCTAAGGAAAAGAAAGCCGCAGAACGAGCAGCAAAGAAAGCTGCTAAAAATCAGAATTGATTATGAGTCTATATAAAACTATCAGAGTTGAAGCTGAAGTAGACGTAGATGATGTTCTTATGGAGATTGAGCCTGATGATATTCTTGATTATATTGAGAAACATGGCATCTCAAGAACAACAAGTGGCAAACCTGAAGATGAAGTAAAATATCATCTTCAATGTATCAAAGATTGTTTATTTAGTAGAAATGGTATTTTCCCTGAAGAATTGAAGCAAGCAATCAATGATTACATAGACAATAATTTTACAAATATCATTGAATAATGATTAAAGATAATCTAATTAAAGATTTCAGAAAATTTGCTATTCACAACACAAAGGCTAATCGGAGTGTTGTGGATAGCTACATGAAGAAATTTAATAACGTATATCCTGGTATTGTTGAAGATAGACCATCAGCAATGAGATGTGTTGAAATGAATGTGTTTTCACGTCTTATGCACGATAGAATTATTTATTTCTCAGGAGAAGTAACTCAAGATAGTTGTGACGTAGTTATTGCTCAATTGCTCTATCTTGCATCAACAGAAAATAGAGATATTAATCTTTATATTAACAGTCCTGGTGGTGAAATTATAAGTGGATTAGGCGTAATTGATACAATGAACATTATCAAACCAGATGTGGCAACAGTTTGTGTTGCTCTTGCTGCTTCAATGGGTTCTGTGTTCCTTTCAAATGGTGCTAAGGGAAAGCGTTCATTACTTCCTCATAGCCGTGTAATGATTCATAGCGCAGCAGGATGGTGTGGCGGTCATACAGCTGATGTAAGAATTGAAATGCAACAACTTGAACGATGTCAGAAGGATATATATGAAATTCTTGCTAAGAACTGTGATAAATCATATGATGAAATTGTTGCATTGTGTGACCGCGATAATTGGTTTATCGGAGAAGAAGCAATTAAAGAATTGAATATTGCGGATAAGCTACTCATCCAAAATCAATGATGTTAAATATTTATATATAAAACAATATATTAAATATTATGGCATGTAATTGCACAAAAAGGAATGTTGTAAAACAAGCATCCAGACGGACAAGTGTAAGACCTGTAGCCCAAGCAAAATCAGCAGCAGGTAAGAGAATAATTAGACATAAAATTAGATGATTGTTTCAAGAATTTATGAACGATAATTTTAAACAAGAGTTGATTGACATTATCAACAATCAACAAGAAATTACTTTAAATATAGGTGAGAATGAATATTATATTGACACTGAAAAATATTCAATTCAAATAGAATATTCATTAGAGGAATATGATGCTTGTTGTGATAATCCTAATTGTACAGATAAGTATATATTTAATGTTCTTGATATTTTTGTAATAGACAAAGATACTGATGAAGAATTTACAGTAGAACCAAATGATGATATTGAGAATGCCTTATATGAAGGGTCTAATATCGAAGATTGGAACTCTGATGATTCAGATGAAGTAATAGATGATTACTTCAACAGTGATGACGAATAACTTTCCATTAATTTTTTTTCTGAGAAACACTTTATTATTTTATATAGTAAGGTGTTTTTCTTTTTCATTTTAATGTTATGATTCATGTTGTTAATATCAATAGTGAAGATTGTTCTGATAAAAAGAATTTTTTCTATATAGGTAGAAGTAAAGATGGTAATCCATTAGGAAACCCATTTACTCATAATGGAAAGAAATCATCTTTAGCTAAGTTATCATTCAAGACAAGAGATGAGGCAATAGATGCTTATAAAGTCTATTTTGAGACAGTTTATAATCAACCTGGATATGAACGGTTAACAAGAGCTTTTAATGAGATATACGAGCATTATAAGAATGGAGAAGATATCTATTTAGGATGCTTCTGTAAACCACTTAGATGCCATGGTGATATATTAGCTGAAGAACTTCAAAAGAAACTTATTAGAGAACAATTAGCTAATAAGAAATTGAATGATGATAATTAAAAGAAAGGATTATCTATCAAACTATCAATAATAACTTGATATTTGTTACATAGAGATTCAAATTCATTGATTTCATTTTCACCTAATAAAAACCATTCACCTTCCTCTCTATTATTTCCATAATAATTATGTAGCATTTTCTCTAACTTGAACGGATTATTTGATTTAAAGGACTTTAATAAAATAAGCTTATTTCCATTACCAGTTTGTAACTTCTTTAAACGTGTATTTACATCTTTAGCTGTAGTTACGCCTACTTTGCACATGAAATCGTCACCACTTTCCTTAATTAAATAAACAAATCCATCTTTCATTGTTAAAGTTAATGTTTATATATAAAATATGCTAAAAAACTTGTTTTATTCAAACTAAATTAGTATATTTGCAACGTTCATAATTTATATGGCTTATGGATGAGGTGTCATGCATCAATAAAAATGAGAATGAAAAAGGTTTGTTCCCATATAATTCACATAAAATAAAAATTTTGGGCAACGACCATAATCCTCCACATTTTCATGTTGAGAAAGATGATTGGGATATTTTATTCACAATAGATAAAGGTGAATTGTATAGAGTGAATCATTTTGGAAAGAATGAATCTACTTATGATTATATTGTATCAAATATTCCAAGATGGCTTCAGCTCCAGAGTGCAAACCGTCCTCATGAAACAAATCAACAAAATGCTATTGAGACATGGAGAGAGAACAATGATTAAATATAAAATATATTTCCTATGGAAGAAAAAATGCAATTTAAACAGAAACGATATGTTTTTAAGGAACCATATACAAATGAATATGGTACAATCCCATTGAATTCTGAAATTACAGTGCTTGGTAATGTTATGTATTTCAATGGTGGTTTATGTGATAATTACTCACAAGGACTTTTTAAGTATATTATTAACAACGAAAACCTGAAAAAGAAATATTTAAAGGAAGTAGCTGTTATTAACAATGAAATCTAATAGAATATACATTACAGAATCTCAATTTAATAGATTATTTGAAGCAAAAGATGATTTATTCTCAACTGATGAATTATCAAATATACAAACATTAAAAGGAAGATATAATTATTGTGTTCAACATCTTGGAAATCCAATAGGAAGAGGCTCTTCAAGGGCTGTGTTTCAAATTGATGATGAAACAGTGTTGAAATTAGCAATAAATCAAAAAGGTATCGCCCAGAACAATCAAGAGAATGATGGATATCTTCAACAAATTGGCATTGTACCTTTAATTAAAGGATATGATAATAATGATTTGTGGCTAATTTCAGAATTTGTGCTTCCTGCTAAAGAGCAGGATTTCAAAGAAGCTTTAGGTATATCTTTTGAAGATTTCTGTGGGTTTATTACCGCAAGTAATTTCTACAGGTTTGGCAGAGGTGGCTATAGACCTCATGATTCACTTGATAAAGATAAATATGAATATCTGTTGGAGAATAATGAAGATTTACAAGCTTTTGATGAGTATTTAGGTGATTACAATCCTCCTATTGGAGACTTAAAAAGAATGGCAAATTATGGTCTTTGCATGAGAGATGGTTATCCTACGATTGTATTGCTTGATAGTGGTTTATCAGAAGATATTTATAGAACATATTATAGAAGATAGAGTTTTAGTTAATTATATTGTTAAACAATTAAATTTAAAATGATTATGAGTAGCATAATTTCAAATTCATTCAAGAAAAATGCAGGAAAGAAAGTTGCAAAGCAACTTGGTGTAGAAGACGAAGAAACAGTATCAAAGATTATTGAGGCTTGGACTCGTGGTTTTGAAATCGCTGAATCTTTGTTTACAGAACAAGTTGAAAACTAATACATTCTTTCATTGTATATAATTTTTTCCATGCTGGGTTTATGACAATCTGGCATGGTTTTTCTTTTGGCACGATGTTTGTAGTACATTCAAACGTATAATTTATTTTAAGATATAATATGAGTAAAGTAATTGGTATTGACCTTGGAACATCAGAATCTGTTGTTTCAGTGTTTGAGGCAGGACAAACAGTGGTTATTGCAAATTCAGAAGGTGATAGAACAACTCCTTCTGTTGTTTCTTTTGGAGATGATGGCGAACGCAAGATTGGTAAGCCAGCAAAGCGTCAAGCTATCACAAATCCCAAAAAGACTGTATATGAGATTAAGCGATTCATTGGTAACAAGTATGATGAGTGTTCTCAGGAAATCAATCGTGTAACCTATGAAGTTGTTAATGAGAATGGTCTTCCAAAGGTCAAGATTAACGATAGGAATTTTACTCCTGAAGAGATTTCATCTATTATTCTTCAGAAGATGAAAAAAACAGCTGAAGAGTATCTTGGAGAAAAGGTAGACAAGTGTGTTGTAACCGTTCCCGCTTATTTTAATGATTCTCAACGTCAGGCAACAAAGGATGCTGCAACAATTGCTGGTATGGAATGTTTGCGTATTATCAATGAGCCTACCGCAGCTGCTATTGCTTATGGTATTGATAAGGTTGATAAAGAACAGAATATCTGCGTGTTCGATTTTGGCGGTGGTACACACGACGTTTCTATACTCAACTTTGGTAACGGTGTATTTGAAGTTCTTGCGACAGATGGTGATACACATCTTGGTGGTTCAGATGTTGATGAGAAGATTTCAAATTGGATTATCAATGAATTTAAAAATGATGAAGGTGTAGACCTTACATCTGATTCAATGGCAATGCAGCGCATTAAGGAAGCCTCAGAAAAGGCTAAGATTGAACTTTCTTCATCTGTTAAGACAGAAATCAATCTTCCATATATTACAGCTGTAGATGGTACTCCTAAGCACTTTGTAAATGAACTTACAAGAGCCAAATTTGAATCTCTTATTGAAGACCTTGTAAAACGTACCATTGAACCTTGTAAGAATGCTCTCAAATCAGCAAAGCTTTCAATTTCTGATATCGATGAAGTGATTCTTGTAGGTGGTTCAAGTCGTATTCCTTGTGTTCAAAAGGCTGTAGAAGAATTCTTTGGTAAGGCCCCTTCTAAGGGAGTAAATCCTGATGAGGTTGTTTCTATTGGTGCAGCTATTCAAGGAGCAATTCTTAATAAGGAATCAGGTGTTGGTGATATTCTTCTCCTTGATGTTACTCCTTTGAATCTTGGCATTGAAACAATGGGTAATGTACTTACAACTATTGTTGAAGCAAATACAACAATTCCTTGTAAAAAGACTATGACATTTAGTAATGCTTCAGATAATCAACCTGCTGCATCTATCATGGTTTATTCTGGTAATCGTCCCATGGCATATCAAAATAAAGCATTGGGACAGTTCAATATTGAACTTACACCGAGTCCAAAGGGTATGAATCAGATTGAAGTTAGCTTTGATATTGATGCAAATGGTATTCTTACCGTATCTGCTGTTGATAAGGCTCTTAATAAGGAGAATAAGATTACCATTGAATCTTCCTCTTCTCTTACTAAAGAAGAGATTGAGAAAATGAGACAGGAAGCTGAGGCAAATGCTGAATCTGATAAGAAACAAAAGGAAGATGCTGAAAAGTTGAATGGTGCTGATGCTTTTGCTTTCTCTGTTGAGAAGTCACTCAATGAATTCGGAGATAATGTAAGTGAGGATGAAAAGAAATCACTTAATGAATCTCTTGATAAGTTAAAAAAGGCTGTATCAGAAAAGAAGATTGATGAAATTTCAATCTTACAGAAAGAAGTTGAAACTAAATGGAATCCTATTGTAGAAAAGATGTATGCTCAGGCTAATCCTAATGGTGGGACACAATCATCTCCTACATCTAATCCATTCAATTTTACAAATACTCCTTTTAGTGGATTCAATGCCAGTGATTCATCAAAGTTTGATGATAACATTCAAGACACAGATTTTGAAGAGGTAAAGTAATAGTTTTATCAGTTTAATAAAAGAGAGATTCTTTCCAAACATTTTAACATGTTTTGATTGAATTTCTCTTCTTTATTAAAGAAAGTTAATGCCATAAAAATAATTGAATGATTAGTTGGTAAATCATGAATTAGAGTATTATATTTGCATCACAATTTGATTTACGATTAAGCGACTTAGAAATTATTAGTAATTCATGGAAAGGAAAGATTATTACAAAATCTTGGGATTATCTGAAGAGGATAAGAAATTACCGAAAGATGAGTTTCTTAAAGTACTAAAGAAAAACTACAGGCAAATATGCTTGAAGACACACCCAGATAAGAATCCGGGAAATAAGGAAGCTGAGGAACAGTTTAAGAATGCTGCTGAGGCTTACGAAGTCCTGAATGATTATGATGGTAAAAAGAAAGATTATGACAATCCGATGTCTAATTTTTCATTTACTGGTAATATGGATGATATCTTTTCAAAGTTTGCACAAGGTTTTGGTGGCTTTGGAGATTTTTTTAATCCATTTGGAGGTTCACAGAAACAGCGAGTAATGAAAGGTACTAATATCAGAGGTGTAATTTCAGTTACACTTGAAGATATTGCTAATGGTGCAACAAAAACTATTAAGTATAATAGAAATGTTGTCTGTCATACTTGCAAAGGTTCTGGAAAAGATTCTCATTCAAGAGAGAGAGTTTGCCCTTACTGTCATGGAACTGGATTTGAAGTTCAACATAATGGTTATGTGACTATCCAAACGAATTGTCATCATTGTAACGGTACTGGTAAGATTATTGAAAATCCATGTAGCACATGTAATGGTACTGGTTATGAACAAATTATTGAGGAACATACATTTACTATACCAAAGGGAATTAACGATTCCATGCAATTTCAAATCAATGGTATGGGTAATGAAGTTGTTAATGGTGTTCCTGGTGATTTATTCGTAGTAGTTAAAGAATTACCTAATGAAAAATTTCAACGTCAGGGAGACGATTTAATTACAACAGTAAATGTTAATGTTATAGATGCTATTCTTGGTGTAAGTAAGAAAGTTAAAACATTACAAGGTAAAGAAACAATGATTGATGTTCCACAAGGTTCAGAAGAAGGAATGACGATTAGATTGATTGGGGAAGGATTACCTAAGTATAATTCAAATTATAATGGTAATCTTATTTGTAAACTTCATATCGTTATGCCTAAATTTCTTACTGATAGGGAAGTTAAACAACTTGAGAAACTAAGAGATTCAACTAATTTTCAATGATTGATATCGTAGAAGATGAACCACTGATAAACCACATAGATAATTATGATGCCATCGTAGTTGGTACAAACTGTTATCAAGTAATGCGGAATGGTTTTCAATTTGAAATTGCAAGAAAATACCCCTATGTTCAATCAGCAAATGATGAAACAAAATATGGTGATAAGAATAAATTGGGAACAATTTTAGAATGCAAAGAGGAAAATAAACCGTTAATTATCCTTTCATTCATATCATTTGGATATAACTTTAAAGGTAATAATCAACCATTTATAGATTATCCTTCATTGGAGAAATCCTTTAAGTTATTGAATCTTTTATATGAGGGAAAACATCTTGCGACAACGATGATAGGAGCTACCTCCTACGATGGTAACGCTGATAAATCAAAAGTGCTAGATATATTGAATAAGGTTGTTACTAAATTTGATTTAACCTTATTTGATTATAATCAAGAATCTCATAATAAACAAAAGAAAAAGGAATATAGACAGAAACTTAAAGAGAAGTTTTTAAAACTCGTAAAGCAATAAAGTATTTGCATGTTTAAAATTAACTTATATATTTTATATAACAACCATAACAATGATTAAAAAATTAACATTAAATGAAGACCATCTAAAACTAATCAATATGATTAGATTTCAATCTGATGGTAAGGATAAAGTATATATTAGTAGAGAGAATCCTTATATCCTATTTGGCCATCTTTGTGACCTCGCATTGGTATTAGGATTAAAAGATAAGGAAATTCCAGGAACTGAGGAAGACCCTGATGGAGCAGCTTATCCTGATGATGTAGAAAATTATATTCTTTCAATTCATCATTATATTGTTGACAATTTATATGATATTGAAGTGCTTATTCATCAAATGGCTCTTCAAGGAGGAATTACACCTGGAACTTATAAATGTATTGATTCAGAAGAAATCTGGTCAAAGGAAAAATAACACATATCTAAAATCCATAATGGAACCAAAAAACAAGAACACAAAGAAGGAGCAGTTACCTTCTTACCGAGTTAATAGAGAAATCTATATTGAAAATAAAGATGGTATGGTAAGACTTATTATTCCTGATGGTGGAAATGAAGTCTGTCATATTACAGAAGCAAGAAAGAAAGCTGAGGAGCTTGAATTAGACCTTGTTGAAATTAAAGGTGATGCAAATCCTCCTGTATTGAAAATTTGTGATTATTCAAAGTTGATTTACGAATATAAGAAAAATCAAAAGAAGAATAAGAATAATGCAAAACCTCTAAAGGAAGTTCAATTATCAGTGAATATTGCATTTAATGATATGCAGACAAAGGTAAATAATGCTAAGAGATTTCTTGAAGATGGTTCAAAGGTAAAGGTGGTTCTTTCAATGCGTGGTAGAGAAAAAGCTCGTAGAGAAGAAAATAAGAAGTCTATATATGAGTTTATTACAATGCTTGAAGATGTTGCAGTCCCTGAATCTATGCCAAAGGATGAGGGTGATAATAAGACCATTGTAATTCTCAAAAAGAAAAAGTAAATTTAATATATAAATAATTTGGTATGGTTGTGATGGTGTATGATGCATCATCACACCTGTCAATAATCCTTTATCATTATGAATAATAAGGCTTCACAAAAAAATATCCTACTAACAAAGATAGGAAAAGAATTTCTTGAAAGAGATTGTGGTTTAATGTCATATTATAATGATATCAGAAATTATAATGTCTTATCTCAGCAAGAAATTAAAAAATTATTCAATGATTACCATTACGGAACACAAAAGGAAAAAGAAAATGCAAGAGATAAAATATTTAATCACAATACAAAATTAGTTGTAGCTGTTGCTAAACAATATTGTAGACAAGAAGATAATCTCTTAGACCTTATAGAAGAAGGAAATATAGGCTTATTAACTGCTATTGATAGATATGATGTTAATAATGTTGCTTCTTTCGGTAAATATGCTCTCTACTGGATTCGTAGAGAAATAAATATGTTTAAATACTATGTAACATCACCTGTTATTAAATCTAATAGCAATAAAACATCTATTAAGCTTAAAGATATTGTTGAACAATTAAGTCAAAAATTATGTAGGAAACCTACATATGAAGAGATTTTTGATGAATATAATAAAAACAATCCAGATAACGTCATTTATCATAAAGATGAGGTATTTGATGTAAATTTCTTTCGTATTGATAATAAATCCGATTCAGATGAATCAGAATATTCTAAATCAGATAGAGAATTTGATTTAAGAACAGCATACGAAAATGATGTAGAAGAAAATATTGAAACCGCATATAATAAAGAAATCATCAGCGAATTATTGCCATGCCTAAACAACAAAGAACGTGTTGTTGTTAATAGATTATATGGCTTGGAAAATGGAATAGAAACCTCTATGACAAGTATAGCTGAAGAATTAAATTGTTCCATAGAATACGTAAGACAACTCAATATAAAAGCAATAGAGAAGCTTAAAAGAGCCTCAAAACAATTATCATTATCTAAATTATAATACTACTATGCATAGGTTTATCTCAAACAAAGAATCTTTATTCTGTATTGGTGATATTCATGGTGAATTTCCAGCCATCGGATATTGGATTAAACAACACCAATTGAAAGATTGCGATATAATCTTTCTTGGAGACTTTGGATTCGGATTCTATAAATTGAATAATGAAATCAATCTATTGAAACCTGTCAATAAAATATGTGAGGAAAATAATGTAGACCTCTATATTATTAGAGGAAACCATGATAACCCTGATTATTATAATTCAGGTGAAAATAAATTACATCTTCCACATATTCATCCTTTGGAGGATTATTCTATTATTTCTTTTAAGGAACATAATATCTTATGTGTTGGTGGAGCTATTTCAACAGATAGAACATATAGGCATAATACATATCTCAATGAATTGGTTTCTTATTGTGCAAAATATCATTGTACAATTGAAGAAGCAAAAGAGAATGTAGTTTTGTATCATTGGGAAAATGAAGGATTTAAGTACGATAAATCTAAAATAAGTAAGATAAATAAACTCCATATTCCAATTGATATTATTTGTTCTCACGCAGCCCCTTATAATTGTTACCCTATTACCAGTGATAGAGTTGTTTATTGGGAATCTGTTGATGAACACTTAAAGGAAGATTTGGATAATGAAAGAAAGGATTTATCTAAACTATTAGAAACTCTGCTTCATTATAAGAATCCTATTAAAGCATGGTATCATGGGCATTATCATGAACATCATGTAGAGGAAATTGAAGGTATTAAATATACTTTATTAGATATGGGTAGAGCATCTAAGAAAAATTCAGATACTCCTGGTGCTTGTTTTGATATGATTGAAATAATCTAATGAAACTTATAATGACTTATAAACTTGATGAATTGGGAGAAGGGTATATTACCTTTTTCTCAATCTTCAAGGGAACACTAAAGGATGTTGAAAAGGAAGCATATGTTATTGCTAACTTAACAACTGGTACAATAGGTAGGAAAACATATTCATCAGAAGAAGATGCATTGAGAGCTTTGAAAAACCATCAAAATATCAAAGGTATATTAACTAATTACCGTAATGAATGTGGTATTTATGATACGCTTGATAAATTTATCAATGTATGCAGAGAATTGCAATGCCAAACAAAGGGTAGTAATGATTATAATAATTTAATCAGATATATTGCTCATGATTTAGGTATATGCAAATTCAATAAGAAAATGAATATCAACCAAACTGATGAAACAATTATTGCCGCAAAACATATAGCAAAAATAATTTATATCAATAACAATATTTAACATAATATATTTGCCATATATTATAATGGTTTTTATATTTGCATCGTTGAATTTAATTAAACAATAAAGATTATGAAGATTAACTTTACAAAGGAGCATTTGAGTAGGATGAATGAACTCCTTCTTAATTTTCTCTTGGAAAACAAGGGAATTCCTACACGTATCGGTGGTAATATCAATGTTGTTGAACTTCTTCATACAACTACCATCAACTCTTTGAATGATATTCGCACTCTCCTTGATAAGAATATCGAACGTTTTTCATCTCAGGATGAATGGACAAAAACAGATTCAGAACAGGAGAAACTTGCAAATGCAAAGATAACTCGTGAACTTGTTAATCTTGTAATTGGTTATAAGCGCTATAATATGGAGCTTACTGAAATCAAGAACAAGCAGGAAGCACTTACAGCACAGATTGAAGCATTGAAGGAATCACAAAAGACTCCTGATGATAAGATTGCTGAACTTCAGAAAGAACTTGATTCTCTCGAAGCAACAGAATTCTAAAACGTATTTTTCACATAATTTATAAAAATTTGTTACTTACAAAATGATTGAAGTTAAATTGAATAAACAGAATAGTAACAATCCTTTTTATGGGATGAGAAATCTTCTCACTCTAAATAAGGATGCGAATGGTGGTATTAACGTTGCAACCATCAACGAAGCTTACAACGAAGCAAAGGTGAATAAGGAAAAGCTTCAACTTTTCTATTCCGTTCTTTTCTCTATTGGTGATATTACCGCTCGCCAACATAACATCTTTAAGGGTGTTCAAAAAGATAATGGCGGCAATTCAAACCGTGATGGTTTCGCTACCGTTATTGATTGGATGTGGCAGAATCAACGTGAACAATTCATCGCTTTCCTTAACGCTGGATTGTTTAATGAATATACTTGCTTTGACCATCTTCTTACAAATCGTGTAAAGACAAACAGAGATACCGTTTTAAGCGTTTCTAAGCGCTTCTCTGACGCTGAATACCGTAAGGTAATAGTGGAATACCTTTACAAGATTATCAATGGCCAGAACGAATTTAATAAGCTCCTTGTGGCTAAGTTCCTTTCTCTTCCTCGTCTTTCAAAGCGTAAGGGTCATGAACGTATGCTCAAGGAAACGAAAGAAAACATGAAGAACAAATGTCTTGTTCTTGCTGAACTTTCAAAGCTTATGTGTTGGGATTATATCTTTGAAAAGAATATCTGCAATTTTAAAGGTTATAGAGCATGGAGAAAACAATTCAATTCAAATCTTGAATCTGTAATCTTTTCGACCAATAAGATTAAGGATTTCGATAAGGTATCTTTTATTGATTGGTTTGATAAACTTCCTGCTCAGGCTCGTTTCCGTGTAAAGAATCGTATCCTTTATTCTAAGAATGCTGATGAAACTCCTAAGTATCCTCAGCTTCAGGAATGGTATAAGGAATGGAATGATTATAAGGAAGAGAAGCAACAGGAACAGCGTGAACTTGAAGAGAAAATTCGTCAAGGACAGGCATCAGAAGAAGATGTAAAGAAACTTCAGAAGGTTAAGAAAGAAGCTAAAGTAACTGTAGGTGCTACAAACTTTAGTACTATCTTCGAACAGATTGGTAGAAATGATGTGGATGCTCTTGCTGTTCAATCATTTATGGATAAAATCAATCTTCCTTACAATAGTCTTGTTATTATAGATGATTCTGGCTCAATGAGTGGTGCTCCTATTGAAAAGGCCGCATTTATTGCCGCTGCTTGTCTTTACAAAAATCCTGATGATACAGGACGTAACCTTATTGGTTTGTTCAATACAACATCACGATTCTACAATTCGATTGATGAGAAAGTTAGAAGCAAGAAGAATTCATTGGTAAGAAGTTCAACAATTTCTGTTGAAAACGCGCCTTTTATTGATGGTACAAAGAGTTTTATTGAAAATTATAACAATATCAGAAGCTTTATATTGGCTAAGTTCCAAAGTGGTTGTACAGATATTTCTTCTATTGCTGATTCATTAGCTAAGGTATCAAAGGATAATCCTGAAATCATTGACGTATTGAAAGAATATCCTGTTTGGACTATCATTTCTGATGGTGAATGGAATAATCTTCCGTCTCCTGAATCTTCAATGAATGACTTCTTTAAGAAATGTGAAATGTATCTTGGCTTCCGTCCATTTATCGTGGCTATTGATGTTTCACAAGGATGGAGAAGCCGTGTGTCTGTTGAACAATTCTCAGGAATTGAAAATATGATTTACATCAACAATAATGTAGCTCAGATTGAACAGTTCCTTACGAATTTCAAGGATATGGATATCTTCGATGTGTACACACCTCTTGAATCCTTGTTCCGTTCAAACCGTTACGAATTAGTTCGTAATAATGTTCTTTGATATAATATTTAAAAGAAGATATATTTTTAATATTTATTAACATAAATAATTTGCGTATATCTTCTTTATGTATTATCTTTGCAACGTTGAAATAATAAAGATAGATACTTACAAAAATAATAAATGATTGTTGGTTCGATTCCAACTTTGGGCTAACTGCCCGAATAGAGAAATGGTTAACTCGACTTGCTTACAACAAGTAATATATTAAGTATCTAACATCTTTAGAATTTTCCAGGTTCAACTAATATACATATAGTCACTTACAATACATCTAATTCAAAACAGAATACTTGTAATATTTGTAGTTTAAATTTAGTGACTACTTTTAGGCCCGCTCGTCTAGTGGTTAGGACATAAGATTTTCATTCTTAAAACTTGCGGTTCGATTCCGAAGTGGGCTACAACAACTGCTACTTACAATATCCTATTTATAGGAATACTTGGCTTTTCCCTTCATATAGTAGCATTATTATAGCGATGTAGCTCAGTGTTTAGAGCGGCGAGACAACATTTATTTTGTATCTTATAGATACATACAAAATTGTTAATCTATTGTTACATCAACTCGCAGGTCGTTGGTTAGAATCCATCCATCGCAACTATTTTATTGGTGCTGTAGTCTACTGGAAAGACGCGAAAAAATTGTATCTATCTGATACATATAAAATCGTTAATTGACTTGCAAATCACGAGATTCAGGTTCGAATCCTGACGGCACCTCTACTTGAAAATGTTTCAAAAGCTTTTTGTTATTAGATTATTAGAATAAGCTGTTCGTGAGAATAGCTTATTTTTTTTTTATACTTATCAAACAACATATGTTCTTATATAATCTTATTTATTTAAGCTTTTCTGTTAATGTATAAATAAAAAAATGCAGAACGTTTCACAACGGCCTGCACTCGACAAATAATCCTAAATTGCATTTATGAGTCTAATAATAATATATAAATGTTGAAATGTAAACATTCAAAAATGCTGCTAATTCAGCAAAGAATGTTAAAGCATTTCTACCACTTATATCTGCATCTTTTCCTTCTATCTTAACACCACAAACAACACATAATGTAAAAATCAATAATGTGATGTGCCATAATGGTGTATAAATAAAAGACCATGCAGCTGCTGTTACTGCGCTTATTAAAGCACTTCCAACGTGAACAGCATGAGTGAGTGATTCTTTAAACTTTGATGCAACGCCAACAAATATAAGTGATGCGCAACAAAGAAATACTAAGAACTGATATGTTTGCCCGGAACTAATCGTGAGCCAAAATATCATCAACGGTAATGAACTCAATACAGCCCACGCTAAGAATAATTGTGGGCCATATTTCTTGTTTAGATAGGTTGTTTCACTGATTGATGTCGGAATACCATGCTTCAAGACATTTATCACTATATATAGTAAGAAACAACACAAAGATATATAATAAAACCATATCATAGATATAAATATATTTTACACTGTACATTCATAAATAGTAATCAATTCATTATTTGCTAACGTATTGATATATTTATCATAGAAATTTGTAATCCATTCATAATTCTTCTTATCTTCGGCGTCAATCCAACCATCTCTATTCAATACAGCATAATTCCAATAGGAGCTTGAATAATTGATGTAATCATCTACATTATTAAACTCTTTGAAGTAATTGGATTGCCCTTTGATATTTTCATAGATTTCCTTCTCTTGCTCTGTTTCAGGTTCTCTATTCTTATGAAATAACTCCCATACGACCTTATATTGTTCCTTATTGGCTCTATGTATCTTACTCCAATCAACATCATTCACATGAGCTTGAAATACGCTGTTACCATCCTTTAATATCAATGGAATACACATATTCTTGCCTATTTTGCAAGATTCATACTTACCCATAGGATTCTTCGTTGAGATAGCATTTCCATCACTATCATAGCTTAAACCGTCTGTAATTGATGAATAATACTCAAAGTCAGATAGATGCTTTAACGTGAATATCTTCTCTTGAAAGTAATCTTTAATCGCGTCATTCAAATCCATCTTTCCACTGTTGTCTAATAGATTTTGAATGGATTTAATTGCATTCTTTCTCAATTTCTCTCTATCCTTATATCTATAAACAATATAGGGTTCAACCTTTTTATTGATATCATATTCCTTAATCAATTCATCTGGATTGTCACCAACAACCATCAATGAATAAAACTTACTTGCTTGATTCTTTCCCATAGTAATAATAATGATTTACTTCTTTAAATAAACAATGTATCTGTAATATATCTGTAATGCATGGTCTCTTAATGAAGCTGTTCTAAAAATTGTCTTATAATTATCGTCTTCATCATAATTATGCAAATAGGTATCTCCTTCTGATTCATCATTAACATAGGTAATAATGGCTTTATTAACCATTCCTAATTCATAGGCTTTTTCATAGATTTGACCACCTCCAATAATGAATAATTCCTTATCGCTAAAAAATGCTTCACACAATAAATCAGCATCTTCCAATGAATTGGCAAAATATGTGTTGTTAATATCGTCCGTAGACCAATTATCAGGAGCAACTTGATAATCTTCCCGACTTGTAATAATGATGTTAATACGATTCTTTAAAGGCTTCTTACCAGGCAAAGACTCAAATGTCTTTCTTCCCATAATTACAACATTACCAGTGGTTAATGACTTGAAATTCATCATATCAATGTGAATATGATACATCAAACCATTGTCCTTACCAATCGCCCATTTCTTATTAGCACAGGCAATCAAAGTGTACTTGTTTTTTACTTCCATAAATAGTTAAAGTATTTTATAGGTTAATAAGGATAAGCAATTATTATACTTATCCTTATATAATATTTATTTAAGCAAATATACTAATAAATTTTGAATATTAAAAGTAAAATTGAAATTATTTTAATAAAAAAAAAACATGATAGTGAATTAACACTACCATGTTCCCCAAAATGTATGTAAATAAAAACAACAGACTCTATACTTCAATAATCTTCTTTTTTATTTTACCACACGTTTCACAACGCATGATATATACAATCTTTCTACCAATAGGCCTATCACTCTTAGACCATTCATCATATTCGTCAATATCAAAATTTCTAATAACCTTCCATTGATGAACATGAAATAAATTTACAACCCAATTATGTATTGCATCAATCATTTTCATTTCTATAGATGTATTTTAATAAGCCACAATCATAGATGCGATTGATACCAAGCTGCTTAACCATTTGAGATTCGGTAAGCGTCATATCTAATCCATATTTCTTGTGCAATGTGGCTTTTCTAAAGTTAAACTTATGAACACGTTCATCTTTAACCACATAGTGATAATCAGGAGAGATAACCTCAGCTAGGTTAAATCCCATCTTGGTATAAACATTGGTTTCATTAAACAACCATCTCCTATCCAAAAAACTCTTAACCTCAACAACATCATCATTGTTGTCTTCCAAGAATTGTTTAAATAGCTTATTGGCAATGCCAGGATAAGAATAATTCACATTGGTTGCAAATCTTGATAGATTCCAGAATTTATCCTTCTCCATTGTGAAAGACATTACAGCAATCAATTCACCATTGTATGTTCCGCCATAATATAATGTTGAACCAACGAATCCTTGAATATGATACTTATCAAGAAATGCCTTAGCCTGTTCCTTATCAATAATACCAACACTACATTGTCTTGCACCAATGACAGGGCAATCACTTAATCGAAGAAGATGTTTAATCTTATCAAAAACAAGCTCCTTATGCTTCTTATATTCATCCTCATAAATTTGAATCAAATGAAAGCCAAGACTTTCAGCAAACCTTGTCTTAGAAACATTATATGTTGGCTTGTCTCCATATTTCTCAGAATTCTCTTTCAAAGGAATATACTCAAATGCAATATTTAATGAAGGAACACCAACAAATACAGTTAACTGACTATTTTTAAATGTATAGTCACGAATTGCATCGTCACCTAAAAGACCATGAATATAGTTGAATAAATCATCCTTATCTTTGGTTACGGTTTCATCTGAGGGAGAAAAATCAAACTGTGAGAAGTCAATTGTTTTATCAGTATTCAAAAGAAACTCGTTGCGTGCATTACTACGAGCAATTCTTCTACATTCAGGGCAACCGCTACCAATATACAGATGGCATGGTTGAACATAAAATTCACCATGTTCAGGACAGATTACACAAACCTTATCGTGAACACCCTTAAATATAGCTTTGGATAAATCGTATTTATCACCATGCATCTGTCTTACTTTCTCTTCAAATTTATCCTGTGATGTTGTTTTTGTTGCAATTCGATTTCTATCACCACAAACAGGGCATCCAAATCCTGCAAGATGATTCATAGGTAATTGAATGAAATCACCATGCTCAGGGCATGTAATAATAGTCTTAGTTTTATTATTCACATACTCAGATTTTTCATAAGTGTACTTGTTGTTATGGACTGAATTAGCTTTCTCAACAAATTCCTTTAATGTCATTCTAGGCATATTGTACTATGTATTTAATGTTAGTAATCGAATTTGATAATGCAAGTATAAATGAATATATCTACATTACCAAATTCCTTAAATTTATTTAACGATTATTCTTCCAAATATACTTAAAGTATCCACAATTCCATATTGGATATATTTGGTATTCTTCTTTAATCTCATCATCTGTTTTTAATAATGAAATGCCATATTCATTTTGAAGCTCTTGCTTTGTATAGACTCCACTTTTATACACATAATTGCAACGAGGTTCTATAATTGAATCAAATTGAAGTTCCTTTCCATATATGCTATCATAAATAATGGGCCATTTTCTATTATGATATCCAACAATACAATCTATCTCATTGCCATGTTCTTCAATAAACTTATTGAATAGTTCACTGATAGCTGTATCAAGGTAATATTCATCATCTGTTGCATAGTTGATGATTTTCCATGCTCCCTTAATACCTTTTCTAAATGAAATAGCTGCAATAATTTCATTGCTTTCATCAATCGCAACATAATAGTATGTTGCTGCCTCAAATCTCACTAAATCATTGTTTTCAAAGAACTCCTTAATTAAATCTACATCAGTAATTCTTTTTATTTCATATGTGATTTTTTCGTCGCTTGGCTTTACAACCATTCGTATTTTAGATAATATCACATCCCTATTATTGAGATATTCGTTTTCATAAATATGAATGAGTTGATAGCCAGCTTCTATGCATTTATTCAATTTGTTTAAATGATAGTTTTTATCCTTACCAAATTGTTCCGTGTGCCATCTAATGCCATTATATTCAATTGCGAGTTTTAAATCTTCAATGACAATATCAAGTTCAAGACCATTAAGTATCTTTTTATTTCTTTTTTCAATTTTATCTTCTCCTATTAAAGTTGAAATATACTCAGAGATTTGTTCTTCGCCTTTAGAAGAATGGTTTCCGCATACAGGGCAACCTTCACCACACAAATGGTAATTTGGTCTTTGTTTAAAAACACCATGTTTATGGCATATGATATTTACATATGTTTTATTATTTACATATACTACTTTAGAGTAATCATATTTATCATCATGTACTTTCTTAGCATCTTCGATAAATGCATCCAACCCCTTTCTTCTCTTGTCCGCACGAGATATTAAAGCGCATTGAGGGCATACATGACCATTTAAAAAATGTGAAGGCGTTACAGAAAAATCACCATGCTCAGGGCAAGTTATTATTACTTTTTCAAGAGCAAATTTATATATAGTCTTATCATAAAGATATCTATCTCCATAAATATTCTTAGCTCTTTCAATAAACTCTTCCGTTGAATATGTTTTACTATCTTTAGCTTTGATTAAACCACATTTCGGGCACCCATGCTTTTGATTTACATGGCAATCATAGTTTTGCCAAAATTCACCATGTTCAGGGCAGATTATACACACTTTTGTTGATACATTGGTATAATTTACCTTAGAATAATCATATTTGTCACTATGTATTTCTTTAGCTCTTGATATGAAATCATCTGTCGTTAATTGTTGTTTACCAGAGCAAATTAAACAACCTTGTCCTCTGAGATGATTGGATGGAAATTGCCAAAATTCTCCATGTTTAGGACAAGTGATACAAACTTTAGTAAATGCATTTACATAATTTACTTTAGAGTAATCATATTTATCACCATGCACATTCTTTGCTTTGGTGATAAATTCATCTAATGTGAATCTACAAGACGCTGCATTCTTTTCAATTCCACATCTAGGGCAACCTTGCTTTTTAGACAAATGACTATTTGGATTCATCATGAAATCTCCATGAATAGGGCATGTTATACATAATTTAACCTTATTGTTTACATATACAGCATTATTATATGTATATTTATTATTATGTATCTCATTAGCTTCACGCACAAACTCTTCTAAAGTCTTTTTAGGCATATGAAATATATTTTGTCATTAAACTTTGAATTAACAATGCAAAGATATATGTAACATTTCAATATTCCAAATATTTTTCAAACTTTTTTCTATTCTATGGTGAAAAAAAATAAAGGGTATGAACTTAATCACACCCTTTATTCATTGATTCTTATTCAATTAACGAAGCTCATTGATGTCAAAGTGAGGCACACCATCAACTCTCAAATGACCGAAGTAGCGGTTGCAAACGGTCTTCTTTGCATAACGAGTCATAATGTACTTGATAGGAGCAGCATTGAACGGGTTATACATAGTAGGAGTCAACTGCATGGGCACATAAGGAGCATATACGTAACCAGTGTCAAGTAATGACTTGCCCTTATGACCGATGATTACTGACCAATAAGGCGAATAGGGGTCTACATATACCTGGTAACGGCCAGAGAGTGAACCAATCTTTTCGATACCCATGTTGTAGGTATTCTGTTCACTCGAGGCATCTGTAACATGGAAGTATTCCAGACTGTCCAAAAGTGCAGAACATTCAGCACTGACTACCACCCAGTTCGCACCACCTCGAAGTGTTGCCTTGTTAATTGATGCGGAGATAATATTTATCTCACGGAATAACTGCTGCAACCAATCCTTTTCTGTGTAATTAGTTGATGTAACAGCCTGTCTCTTCCAACCATCTACATCAAAACGACGACTAAACGGTGCGTCCTTACGGAGGTCTCGAAGAATCTCACGGTCAACCTCGGCTGCAATTTGCTCTGACAAAATGCTCGTTAACTCTGCTTCAGCGTCTATAGAATGGAATGCCGACACGTCCTGCGACACCTCGGGCGACCATGTTGCACGCAACTTACGTTCCGTAACGGAAACCGTAACACTATCCAACTTGAAGGAAACTTCACCGATTTCGGTCTCCAATTCAAGAGAATCGTACTGTGCCCAAGCAACATCAAAACCATCAGCCTTGAAAGCATCAGGGTCAATACCTACATAACCGTCAGTAGTACCCTTAGCGGCGGGCTTTGTAAGGTCAAGCTCGATATAAATATTACCCTGAGCGTCTACGGCCTTAGAGTTATATTCTACGATACCCTTACCATACTTCTGAGTTACGACACGGAAAGGAATAGATTCATACTTAGAGAAAGCTGTAGTAATGATATCACCATCCTTAGCAGCGATAGCATCCTTAGTGATAACCTTCAAAGAAGCGAGGAATTCCTCAGTATCCATTTCGTTACCATCAGGGCCAGTCAACTTACCAGAGTTGAAAGCATTAAAGCCAGATACCTTTAAAACAACGTTACGAATTGTACCATCATAACCATGAACGGCAGGAGTCTCACCATCCTTTAATTCTACAAAGCCAGCGCCAGTCAACTTAGCAGCCTTAGCCTCACCGACACGGATAGTTACCTTACCCTTTGAATTATCGTACAAGAAGTCATCATAGAACAAGTCATAGAGCGACTTCTCAAAGTACTGTGTTACTTCAGGACCAGCCTGACGAAGAGCGGCAGCGGTCAAACCTTCAGCCTTAGCAGCAGCAAGAGCCTCAGCATAATCCTTAGCGTCAGCGATAGTCTCACCAAGCTGAGGAACATACCACTTAGATTCAAGACCGTTGATTACCTCATCTGGCAAGTAGTAGCGGGGTTCCTGACGGCCATCCTTATTCTTATTG